AGCGCTTCTCAAAGTACCAAACATTTACTAAATGTTCACGATAAATATTAATTTTTAACTTCTTTAAGTTCTGTAGAGAATGACACAGTGTGCCATATGTCTCAACGAGGTAAGGCGATCACGAAACAATATACCTATACGGTGTGGTCATTTATTCCATTCGCATTGTCTACAAAACTGGAAAAATAGAGGAAAACAAACGTGTCCCGTGTGTCGTAAAATATTCGATGGTAGTAATTTCAGGGTAAAAATTACTGTACACAATGTATTCGAAAATACATCAAATACGGTACCAGTAGAAAATGATTTTATTTTCGATGCACTTGATATATTTTTTGATGTAGATAATCAAACCGATTTAACGAGTCTTCTTGGGGACTTTGGGGTGAGTGTGTCCGACTTTGATCCCTCTATTCTTAACACAGAATGAACTACAATACTTTTTATAGTTTAAACCAGGGTAATCACGAGACGCCGTTCTCGGATCTTGAATACTCTTACCTTTAGCGTCTATTAATAATGGTCCCGTTGCCCACCCCCTTTTATGACTAAACACGTTTGCCTTAAACTTTAAAAGTTTACCGGGTACGAGTTTACCCGCTTTTTTTACGCGACTTACCGGTACTTTAAAAAATTTAGCAATACCTTCGTACGTGTTCCCCTTTTTAACTTTGTATTCGACCGCACCGTGTTGTTTGTAAAAATGAAAATCCCCTTGTCTAAAATAGTTTCTTGTATTACCTGGAGCTACAAACATCATGACTTTATAGTGATTTGGTTTACACTTTTCAGTGGCTTTTGCCATGTATACCTTTTTAGGATTATCCGCAATAACTCTTTGTGGTAAACCTTTACAGTGTGTATACGTATGTGAAAGATTACGTATACCAGCACGTTCACCTGGTACACTTTTTTGTAAACGCATTTTTTCGTAATCACCTACGGCGTATGCGTAGCAATTATTGTTTCCTATACCTACAGTTCGACCCCATAACCTGTTGGTATAAGTTGGTTCAGACCCACTCAGGGGAAGGAGTGTTTTCTTCATTACTAATATCAAAGAAAAAAAAATATTGGTAATAAATAAAATGCTCAGAGATCTTGCTAACGCTAAAAAAATGAACGAAGCCTTGACGGAAATTCTCGTTTTCGTACTTGCCATTCTTATCAGTACATTCGTACTTAGATTTGCGTGGAACAAATCGCTCGTGAAACATATCACGGTCCTTAAACCAATTAACACGTTTCTTGACGCGTTTATTCTTTCGATCGCGATCGCCGTTGTCCGAGGTGTTTAATTAAACTTCCTTGTATCCAACAACCTTTTCACCGTTGGTATGAACCATTTGCGGGAACGCATCAATTCCGTCGCATTTGCCTTTTTCGCAATCGACGAATTTGTGATCAATACCTTTCTTTTTTAAATAGTCGAGTTGTTTCGTCGTCCATCCACACCACGTCGTACCGAAAACCGTCCACTTACCATTCTGTGGTTTAGATTCAGATTTAGATTTCTTTCCTGTGTTTAAAAATATATATGCGTTAATCGCACCAAGAACAATAAATGGTAACATGTTTATACCTTTTTAATATATTTTATTTTTAGATTTTCGCATATTTTAGCGATCGTTTTATTTTTGGTTGGAACGTTAAGTGTATTTGCAATTTTAACGAGTTCACTTTTTTTATAGTTTTCGCATTTACGTGTTCCTAACTTAACGTACCCCTTTTTAGATAAAGAAACTTTAGGTGGTTGAAGATTACCACCGTGTTTTACAAGAATAGGTTTTGGTTTCGCAGGTGTTCGACCTATGATAGTAGTTATATCGAACGTTGGTTTCATATTTCTGTATGGTGAAAAATACCTATCCCTGAATAGTTTAGTATATGTCGGTAAATTTCCGTGTCCTACGGGTGAAGGTCTCAATCTGAAATCATTTACTTTGTATGTAACCTGACCTAAATAATCAGTTGGCAAAACGCGTTCAATAAATTGTATGGTTTCGGCACCGGCATATATCTTTTCACCTTTTAAGAAATGACGTAACGAATTAAGAAAAAAGTGGACATCGTACATGTAATTTGATTCTCTGTATATACCATATTTACGTTTGAACTCACCTGAATCTATTTCTGGGTTTGCTATACCAGTAATAGATGAAAATCCAAAATCATTTAAAGATGCTTCTAATCCTATATCATGAACTTTTAGAACTATATCGTCAACTTTAAAGTGTCGTATACCTTTTGCTTTAACATCTGTATTTATTAAAACGTTTTCGGTGTGTAAATCATGGTGTCGAAACGACGGATATTTCTTATGGATTCTATACAAATTATATAATATGTGTGTAACTATAGTTCGTAAGTGTATGGGGCGTAATGTTTTTATATTTTCCTTTATAAAATTGGTTAAACTTCCACTATTTGCGTATTCCGTATATATTATGGAATATTTATCGCATTCCTGGTACGCATACATTCGCGTACCGCTTAACTTTTCTATGCGTTTACCTATTTTAAATTCGTATCTATTCTTATCGTTCGATACTTTTATTGCTACGGGTTTTTTACATTCTTTATCTATACACCCTAAGAACACTTCACCCATCTGACCTTTACCAATTTTACGTATACCCTTTTTGGTACTTAAAGACCCGTTTACACTAAAATTGGTCGATGGATTATAAAACACATTATGTGGTTTACACCCCATACCTTCAATAGCACTTATTACATTTTTACCTAAAAGATTTCTTTGTTTTTGTGTTTTAACATTTTTCTTATTTTTTGAAAGAGACGCGATTTTTTTCAAATCGTTAATGTGTCTTTCACGTTCCATACTGATATAACATAATATTTTATTCGTCAATTTCTTCTTCGGTATATTCTTCCTCATCGATAGTAACATCATCATCGAGACCCTGGAATGCAAATGATGGAAGTTTGGTCGACTGTTCACACAAAACCTGTGACAAACGAACACTTACCCCGAACTTATTATCAATGAACCAAATTTGGTTAAAGTCAACGATACACATACACTTTTGTCCCTTTTCAATTTGATCGACCGAAATCATTTCTTTAGACGAATTGTATGCTTCTGCCAGAAATTCACCCGTTGGTTTTGTCATGACCTTGAGTTTCAGAGTATCAGGGTAATCATCTTTACCCTGACGAACGAGTGGTTTATACAGAGCTTCACGAATAACGTTAATATCGTACTGTTTACCAAGCCATTCTTTAGAATTCTCAGCAACTGTTTTGAGAATAATTTCATCGAGTTCTTTCAATTTAGCTGAAAGTGCCATAGCATCATCGTTATCCGAATCAAAAGATAAATCCAGTGAATACGACGTTTTATTCGTCGCTTCATCGGTAAAGGCACTCAAACCATACGGCGAACGCATAAATGGGAGTTGTAAATAGAGTTTCTTTTTACCATCTTGTGCATTAATATACACGGTTTTCCCACCATTCTTGTTTTTCTTCATTTTAGTGAAGACAACAGACGATGGATCAAATTGTTCAGAAACTTGGATAATATTGGACATTGTATTTTATATAGTATATACGAAGTCAAACTTTAAGTCATTTTTTTTCTTGATATATTATATATAAAAATTACCAATGGGTCTTTTTAAAGATTGTGGTTGCGGATGTAACGGTAAAAAACAAGAACAAAAATTTTTGATCTCTGTTATGTCCGCGTTAGTTTTCTTTGTTGTTGCGAACCCCGAGACATTTCGTGTCATGCGTAAAGTGTTCGGTTCGTGGGTTTCCAGCCCAACTGGGTGTCCATCGATAGGCGGCCTTGCACTTCATACGCTCGTGTTTTTGCTCGTCACTTGGGCTATGATGAACATAAAGCGTGAAGAATACGCACCTTTTGAACCAGTGGAAGAAAAGATCGTTGTGCCAGGACCAGCACCAGGTCCAGCACCAGGACCAACACCTCCACCAAGAATGGTTGATATGCCTTCACCATTACCAGGTATGTCCGAAGATCAATATTCTATGTTTGATTCCGGTATGCTTTTGGAACCACACGACGTTGTAAAATCGGACGGTGATGCTATAACGTGTGGTTGTTCCGATGGTAGAAATGTTGTTATTACCCCTTAATTAAAACTCTTCATCAAATTCTATATTTGTCGTGTCTTCATCCATTTTACCATAATCACCGACACGTTTTTCAAAAAAGTTCGTTTTACCATCGAGTGATATATTCTCCATAAAATCAAAGGGATTTTTTGTGTTCCAGATTTTATCGTGACCCACCTGTTTTGATAATCTATCCGCAACGTACTCGATATACTCTGACATTTTCTCGGAATTCATACCTATAAGACTACACGGAAGTGCATCTGTAATGAATTCTTTTTCGATTGAAACCGCGTCTCTTATAATTTCTTCAATGACTGAACTAGATGGTTTATTTTTCAACATGTTGAATAATTCAACCGCAAATTCTTGGTGCATACCTTCATCCCGGCTTATAAGTTCGTTACTAAAACATAATCCCGGGAGTAGACCTCTCTTTTTTAACCAAAAAATGGCACAAAAACTACCTGAGAAGAATATACCTTCGACACATGCAAACGCTAAAAGACGTTCCGCAAATGGACGTGTTTTATCGAACCATTTCATGGCCCATTTTGCCTTTTTTTCGATACACGGAATCGTCTGAATAGCTTCAAATAATTGTTTCTTTTCACTTGAACTTTTTATATATTTATCTATGAGTTTACTATACGTTTCACCGTGTACCATTTCATTGTGTGCTTGGTATGCGTAAAATGAGCGGGCTTCTGTGAGTTGAATTTCATCCGCGAAATTATTATTAATGTTTTCAAAAACTATACCATCCGAACCAGCAAAAAAGGCCAATATATATTTTATAAAATGTTTTTCGTTATCACTTAATCCATTCCAATCGTCTACATCCTTGGAAAAATCTATTTCTTCAGCTGTCCAGTTGGACATCTGTGCCTTTTTATACAAAGACCACAAGTTTTCGTGTTGAATTGGAAATACAGTAAACCTACTGAGTGTTGGTAAAAGCATTGGTTCTGCATCTTCAAGAAACTCCTGGAACTCAAAAAAGTCTCCCACCAGGGTATCATTTACGAATATTTGTGGAAACGTAGATGCTTGTACACCACACCTTTCTTTTAGTTCGGTCTTATCAACCATGGTTTTTTTGTATTCCAAATTATAGTCCTTACAAAGGTTTACTGCGTGTTCGCAATATGTACATCCATCCTTGGATAAAATTTCAACTCCCATCTGTGCTAATACTTGTAAATATTTTTGTCGTAAAACTTTAGATATGATTAATTTTTCTGAAATACAGCCTGGGGATTTAGTCCGGGTTCTTGTAAATATAGAAGATGATATAGAAGATGAACTGTACGCCAAAGTTAAAGAAAATAACGAAGATTATCTCGTTGTTTCGTATTACTCCGAAACATCCATGACGTATAAATGTGCACAATTATACGAATTGGATGAAACTAAAGATGAACTCGTTCAGAATGAAAATCTTTCTGAACATCACCAGTCCCCAGAGTATTTCAAACACGTTAAGGATAACTTATACGCAATGATAGATGAAATTGATTCAACTGAAAATAGTGAAATAATTGATGAGTCCGACGATGATGGTAGTGATCTCGATGATTTTATTGTCTCAGATGATCAAATTGATGGTATGGTTATACCACCACCAAATAACGCTACAATAGATAAAGAATGGAATGAATGGGAGCCTCGAAGTCCGGGATCTAAGCGTTTTAAGGAAATTGTTAATGCAATCGAAACACACGCAAAAATACAAGCTGATGAAATGAATTTTTAAAAACCTAAGTGCGATTTTTATTTTTAAGAAATAAAATACTTTAGTATAGAATGGAAGAATTGGCTACTATATGGTCCGATGTGGACAGACTTTTAAGAAAACCTACACTCAAAAAGCCAATTAATACTTATACGTGTAATGAATGTAATGGAACAAAGGTATACTCAAAAGAAGGTATACCAACGTGTTCAGAATGTGGTCTCGTTGATTCTATGTACATAGACGAAAGTCCCGAATGGACGAGTGGTGTATCTGATGACGGTAAAGTAAAAGATCCTTCACGGTGTAATGGTCCAAATGCAAACCCTGAACTCTTTTCACAAGAATGGGGTAAAGGAACGATCATTTCAACACAAAATACAACCACGTATGAAAATAAACGCATGGCTAAGATTAATTTTCACCAATCTATGAATCATAAAGATCGCGCTTTATTTCATGCTTATAAAAGTATTGATGAAGCGTGTCACACTTTACCAGATTCTGTTTTAAAAGATGCTAAAATGATGTATAGAAAATTTAATTTAGAAAAGTTGACAAGAGGCGCCGTTCGTTCGGGTATTAAAGGAAACTGCGTTTTGTACGCGTGTCGCTTATCAAAAATTCCACGAACAACAAAAGAAATAGCAGATATGTTTAGGATAAACAGTAAAGATATTAGTCGAACAACACAAATGTTTACCGAGACACTCCTTGGTAAAACAGAAAAGAATTACGTCACGAGACCATTTGATGTTATGCAGAGATTATTGAATGATTTTACAGTTACACGAGAACAGAGACTTAATTGTAACAAAATGTGTACCAAACTTGAAAATTGTTCGGAACTCATGAGTAAAACGCCTAATAGTGTAGCATCAACCGTTATTTACGTAGTTCTCAAAGGTGAATTTACAAAAACGGATGTATGTGAAAAATGTGGCATATCTATACCAACACTAAATAAAATTGAAACGATAATTAAAAAATACTTAGAGGAATAAAACTATAAAAATGTAATATGATGAAACTTTTTTTAAGTACACCATGTTATGGTGGACTTTGTTTAGAAAAGTATATGATAGGTATCATAAAACTTCAGCTCCTTCTCATAAAAGAGGGTATTCAACTCATGATTGATACGACGGAAAATGAAAGTCTCGTACATCGCGCACGTAATGTTGCAATTGGTCGATTCATGCAAAAAACTGATGCGGATTATTTCATGTTTATAGACGCCGACGTTGATTTCGATCCTTCCTCGGTTGTTCGTCTCTTAAAATCGGGACACGATGTATCCGTTGCTATCTACCCTAAAAAAGTCGTTATGTGGGACCAAGCTAAAACCGCTATAGAAGCAGGTGATACTCGTGATTTGTCCATGCTTTCTTCGAGTTTAGTCGCAAATATCGGTGCTACACATCGTCAAGTTGAAAATGGGTTCGTTGAAGTACTCGATGGTCCGACCGGGTTCATGGTTATTACTCGAAAAGCACTCGAACAAATGCACGAAAAGTATAAAGACCTCGATTGTAAAAACGACCATCAAAATAGAGATTTTGATGACTATTGTGCGTTATTTGATTGCATGATCGACCCTGATAATCGTAGGTACCTTTCCGAAGACTATGCATTTTGTAGGCGTTGGCAACAGATTGGTGGTAAAATATACGCGGATTGTAATACAACATTGGGACATGTCGGTAATTTACCATTTAGTGGGTGTCTAAATGATAGGCTTAAGGCTTAGAGTTTATATAATAAAAACATGAGAATAGCAACAATACTCGTAACGCGTGGTAAATCGTGTCATGTCAAAACGCTTCATACGATTCTCCGATTTAACTTAAAGTGTATGCAAAGAGGTAACACAGAAAATGAAGTTGTTTTTGTAGATGACGATCCTTTTGAAAAAGCTGAAATGATTTACAAATATCTAAAATCACACGATCGTATTTTCTTTGTAGATTTTGGTATTAGTGTTGATGATAATTCTCTTGATAAAGTATTTGATAAACACGACGGTATAGGGTGTTTTGTATTTCCCGGAGTAACTGAAGGTATTGATTGGAACATGTTTAAACAAAAGGTTCAATCGGGATCAAAAGAACCCGTGGAACAAATGGGTTTACATTTCGATACAACAGTCACAAACCGAATCTCAGATGATATATATTCCGTAAACGAAACATCGGCAAAATCTTGGGTTATGATGAATAAAAACGTTACTAAAAATCTTAGGGATAAGAAAAATGGTGCGTTTAAGATACACCCTAGAATGAAAACTATGTTTACAAAATTCAAAGAAGCTGGTATCAAAATTCATGCGTATACAGCATCTAAGTTAGTCATGACATATAGTCACGAATGTGTAAGTAATATACTCAACGCTGCAGGTGTTAAAACAAATTAAAGAATAGAGTAATTATATAGAACAGAATGACACGTGTATTTATAAAGTCGAGTGATCCACTTTATAAATATGCGATTTCCTTTATGGAATCCAAATGGGGTACTAAAAAAGGTATTTTTCCGGGGTGTCAACCAATTTCCATCGAACGGAAACATTTTGGTATACTCGCGAACAATGATTACGTTGTGTGTGAAAAAACGGATGGTACGAGATACATGATGTTGGCGTTTATGTTTGAAAATCGAAAAGTGTGTGTTTTCTTAAACCGTGCACTCGAAATGTTTATGTGTTCACTTAATTTTAGACGACCGATATATGACGGTACTATACTCGAAGGTGAATTGTACGAGGATGTATTCATGATATACGATTGTTTAATGACGTGTGGAGAAGTTATCGGACAACAAAACTTTTTAGAACGACTGGAACACTGTGAAAAAACAACTAAAAAGATGATGGTTTTAAAAACGGATCCATTATTTTTAAAAGTTAAAACGTTTCATCTGCACGCAGATTTTAAAGAGTTTATGGACGTGTATCTTCCTTCCGTCAAACAGGAAATGGACGGTCTTATTTTTACACCCGTAAACGAACCTGTACGTACAGGTACACACGAAACCATGTTCAAATGGAAACCACTGAACAAAAATACAATTGATTTCAAAGTGAAGAAATCCCCAACGGTTGAAACACCTGGATGTATACCGGGTCCACCTGTATGGAGACTGTATATACAAGATAAAGGAAAACTTATACACGAGTCTCAAATACCGATAGACCGCATGTCGGAATATAAATGGTTAAGAGAAAACGATATTGTCGAGTGTATGTACGTAACATGGGAAAATGGTCCTTTTTGGTGGAAACCAATAAAAAAGCGAACCGATAAGACGTTTCCAAATAGTCGAAGAACGTTTTATAGAACCCTCGTAAACATCAAGGAGAACATTCAGATGAAGGAGTTTTTAGACTGTAGACCAAAATGTAATGACTATCTTCTTTAGGTAATTCACTAAGTTTGCCTAAACTATCGTCGTCTTGTATAAACCAATTATCGCCTATTTTACACATAGATAAGTAATGCCCACCCCATTGAATACCTTTGTGGATTACCGAACCCTGTAATTCGTACCCCATTTTTAAAGGTGTATCAATTTTTACTTTACTTTTTTTATCGAATGATACAAGTAGAATTTTTGGTTTTTTGGATATAAAACACCGTGTTGTTGCAACGTGGTGTTCTTTGCCGTCATTATCTATATATCCTTCCACGACGTTCCATTTGTATCCTTCATCTATCATGTCGTTTACACTTTTTACTTCCTGTTTCATAGTCAGTATATGGATACAGAATGGTGTTTTTATAACATTTTTACCCGACGGAGATATTGTAATTTGTGTCGTTTCGCCATAGAGAAGTTCTTTAATTATAGGGTACCCCTTTTCGAGTATATCTATGATACACAATAGTGCATCCTGAGCATCATGTGGTTCACCAATTTTAAATCTTGGATACAATTTCACAAATTCGTGTAAAAGTGGTTCGAGTGTAAACACTTTAACTTCGCGATCTGAAAAGTAAACGTAAACAATATGTTCATATATTTTTGTGAATAAACACTCACCTTCGTATTTATTTTGTAATATATGTACGGATATATCCTGGATATGTAAGAAACATTGTATAGCTGAATTAAAATAGCACGTATTACCTATATTCGTAAAACCGTGCATCTAAAAAAGGTGTACAAAAAAGGCTTAAGAAGAAGACGCGATACATAAATGTAAAGAAACATGAACGTTCATAAAATCTGCGATACAATTGAACCTATCCTTAATAAGTTTAAGGATGAAGAGTATATCGAAATGGAGTTTCGACTTGGTAAATATAACGGGACCTTTTTTGATACAAATATTGGTGAAAAGATGTATGTTACTATACTGAAAGGTCTCAATAAATATACCGGGTGGGAACGTATTGAAACGTCACAAACGGACGTCTTTTATCGTGAAAAGGATAATCTTCGTATATCAATAGATGAATCTACAAATGAAGAAACTATTGTAAAAAAGGAACGAGTGTGTGTCGAAGATTTTAAACAACTTGAGGGAACACCGTTTGATATACGATTTTCTGTGTGTAAAGAAATTCCAATGGAACACGACTATGAAAGTGAAATGGATTGTAAAAAAACAAAAACACGTACATCCTATATTCGTAAGAATGTATCCATTGATGTAACGTCGGTTTCGGGAAATACACAAGATATGGATTCCGAAGACCCGTTTACGTATCAAGTTGAATTTGAAATTATGAAACCCCAAAATGTTGAAGATAAGGATACATTATTTAATATTATCCATAAAATAAAAGATTTATTTAATATGTTGTAGAAATATATAACATGTTCATAGCTTGGGTACTTATACTTATAATTGCACTATTTTTAATGCGCGACATTGATACTACAGGTGAACGCGTTAGTGTTTTAGGGTATTCGACGAAGTATTTTTATATGTCACATGGTGAATCGAGAAAGATGTATGAACAAATGCGTAAAGATGGTATACCCGAAGAATCTCTTAAAGAGTTTATCATGATGGAAGACCGGTTTCTTAACCTCGAACGTTTATCCGTGTGTACACAAACATCGAGAATAATTGAAGCGTTTGGACTTTCTAAACAGATAACGGATAGTTTTCTCGGATACGATTTTTCGTATCATTCAAAACACCTTAAACAAATTGCCGAACCACACAAACTTATAAATCGAAGTATAGTATGTTCGTGAGATACAAAAGTGTGCGTCTGTGTGGCCCGGGTCTCATTTTATACATATTATCAAATATAAATATCATAAGATTTGTATCGTCAGGGTCTCGGTGTTCCTCTAAATAGGCTTTAGGATTTTCTGTGTTTATAAAATCGTCCGTACAATAATATTCAATTTCTAAATGTCCCATACCACTTTCTCCTCGTCTTTCAAGTTTAATGTAATCTGCTAAAGTATAAAATATACTATCTATAATGCTCGACAAAATATATGTATTCCAGCGATCTTTATAATCTATAATAAAGCCATTTTTATTTTGTCGGACACGGTTTAGTATGAGATCTCTCGGATCGTCCATCCCTTTTATTTATTTTTGCGTATATTCTTTAATGCTAACGGTGGTTTTTGTTGAAGTTCACGCTTTATTTTGATATAATTCTTTATTTTATTACTATTAAGTGGTGGTGTTTTTGGTAAATTTGTGGCGTATTTTACAACATTGTTTACCATATTTTTACCAAATTTACCATATAACTTTTGGGCTTCATTTTGAAGAAGTTTTATCTTAAGTGTTTTTTCCTGATTACGTTTCATATCCTTAACCATAGCCCTTTTTATGTCGTTTGCCACCATCTTTTTTATGATACCGTTACGAGTTGTTACGTTGAGTGAAACATTCTTTTCTGCTTTGTTTATTTCAGCCTTTACTTCGCGTACATTCTTATCTAAATCCATAACTTTACCATACTTTGTCATCCATTTCTTACCGTATAATTTAACGAGGTCATTTTTGATACTTGCATCGTTAAGTCGTCTTTTTTTATTTGTAATGTTACGGTTTCTTTTTAAGAGAACACGCTCCATCTCGTTTGCGAGTGAGTTTGGCGTGTTTGGTGTGTTTGGTTTGTTTTGAAGTTTTTCACAAAGTATCTTTACAGTATCTTTATCTTCAACTGTAATACCTTTAGATATTGCCAAAACAACGAGTTGTTCTCTTTTCATCGTTCGACACGTTTTACCATTTACTTTAAAAATTGATGTACCCTTTTCTATCGCATCGAGTGCAGAACATATGGTACTTTTTGAATTTTTTTCTTTTACGCCAACCACACCCAACTTTTTAGCAACTTCGAGTAAAACCGGTTTTGTGAGTCTATCACATTTACGCCCACCAATTTTCATGGTACCATCCTTATCGTATGAAATAGAAACATTTTTTGGTTTCGTGGTAGTACTACTCTTTTTAGGAATTTTAAAACAACAATCAGACCCTTGTGGATTTTTACGAACTTCAAAACCGTTTTTACATGGTGGTCTACGTGGTTTTGGACACGTCGACGCTTTCACACGTTTTGTAACGGCAAGTTTTGGTACGTTTACGTTACGGTTTACTAAACCCATCGTATACCCTAATACATGGAGTAATTTTACCATATCAACGCCTATATCGTATGCATTTTCGAGATCGTCTGGGTCGTTTTCACCTTGAATTTGAACTATACCCGAACCGAGTTTTACGGATTTAGACGAAAGCACGAAATTATGGTCTTTATATGTCATGTATAAAAATGGGGTGATTTCTGTTTCGTACGTAACACTTTGCGCTTTTAAAGGATTTTGGCTTACGATTCTCTGTAAATCAAAATTTACATTCGTGTTAAAAAATCCCGCGATATTATTATACTCGATTTCATTGTATAAAAATTGTTGTTTTTGTGTATACGTATCGATTAAATATTTACGAAGTGCTTTGGGTTGGCGTTTAAGGTTTTTAGATCCTAGGAATCCACCCGAAAACCTGATTTTACCATTCGCGTAAATAACAAACGTAAAGTTTTTACGTTCTATACCATCCATCATATACCCACTTAACTGTACCGAAAAGAAGTTTTTGTTTAAGTCACCTTTCAAACCGAAATTACTCGTGTGTATGGCACCTGTTTGAAATCTCCCATAGTAACCTTTAATTTCATTAAGATCAATTGTTAATCCCTGTGCTATTTGAGCGCGACCCTTTGGTTTTCGTTTTAATATATATCCTAAATCGACGCGCTTTTCATCTTTCGAAAACTTTTTGTTTACGAGAACATTATACATACCCGGGTGAAATGTACCTATCCTAAGTCCACCTTTTTTAGTGGGTGCTGCCTGAATAGAAACATTCGAATTTTTTACAAATTGCCTGGGATCCATATCTTAATCTAACGTAACATTTTAATTAGTACTCGTTACCATATGTTATTTCTTCAGTTACTATATCTACACCAAATATAAATGATTGTTTTGGGTATACACGACCCTTATACGTTAGTGTAGCTTCACGAACTTCTATATCGCGCTGACTAAAAGGACCCACGTAAAAGTCCTGTGTAAATCGAGGTTTACCTAGATTATTCGCTTGGCAATGCGAATTAAATAACGCAACGAACTCTTTCTGTGGACAATATAATTCTCTACCAAATTTTACACCCGTTGACTGAAGAAAGTTTTCGAGTGTACTCGCTACGGTTGCAACTTGTTTCTGAACCGTTTTAAAATATTCCGGAACGACGTTCCAAATATCTCGATCTGCATACTTTTGTGCATACTCTAGATAAGCACGAATACACTTTTGGAGTATAATGGGCAATTCGACATCGAGTTTGTTTTCAAGTGTTGGGTCCGCATCTTTGACCTGTTTACCGAAGTTCCACGTAAGAATACGACGCAAAACACTCCCTGAATTATCTTTCCAATTCGGAACTTCATTACCACCAAGCACACCAGGTGTTTTCCATTCGAAAGATTTAGCCTTTTCGTGTTTTACCGCAATGGAAACGTCTTCACCAGATACAACCGATTGAAACTCAGCTTGTTCGAGTTGTAAATCACCTTTTACTTCCGGGGCTATAAACATGAACGCATCGTAAATGGACGATAGACCAAACTTTTTCTCAACATTATTCGAAAGTGTACGCACATCATCCGCATTATAAAATTTACGAAACACTTTTGTTATGAGCGTTGATTTACCAGAACGCGCTATACCTTTTAGAAATGGTATAACCTGCCATGCATCCATGTCGTTTACATCAAAACATAATCGACCACCCATAACGTACATCCATTTAGAAACTCCGGTATCAAAATTCTGATAATCGAGAACCGATTGGAAAAGGGGTGTTGGTATATCGATCCAATTTTCGATGTGACTATAGTCCGTAAACTCTTTATCAAAATATTTACAACTTACGATAGTCTGATCAAGATTCTTAAATTCACGTGAATCGTACGTATAAAAGTTTGATTCGTAAAGCCCAGTTTGTGCAGACCATTCTTTACCTATAAAAATACCATTTTTAAACGACCAAACGTGTCGATTTTTAATAATTTCAGGAAACTGCATATCTTTACAATTTGTTAAGTGTCGTATAACATCGTTATATGCTGACCCTCGACTCGACAAGTTTTTCCAGAGTTCGTACCGTGTTTCTTTCTGTGCAACACCATAAACATACTCCTGTATAGTCTCAACTTGTTTCCACGCACGTGTATCCTGACCGTCTTCCGTCTTGATCTGTGTACAACAATACCCCTTGTACCTTTTAACGTTCGTTTCGTAAAGGTTCTGTAAACAGGCGAGTATGGCTTGTTGGTACGGTGCTAATTCCTCTACATTTTCCATTGTAGAACACCTAAAAATAGACGGATCTGATTCCGGGTTTATAGGTACATATGTTGGATTATTGATACGTTCGTGTATACGCGCCGCCCTAAAAATAATTTGCCACGCATCATCAACCTGATCTATAAGACGATTTATACGCATGGATATTTTCATATCTTCATCGTCTTCTACATCTAAAAGTTTTAAAACTTCAGCTCGGTGATACATCTGTCCTAACTGCATTTTTAATCGCTTATGGTTTCCAGAAACAAGTTCAACATCAAACCGAACGGGTACCCCCGTTTCAGGGTCGAGATCCTGAGGATTTATAAAGTTTTTGTATCCGAGTTGGAACGAAATCATACTATTATTTGTGGTATTGATGTCCCACATATCTTCCAATTGGGATAGAAGGTGCATAAACTCTTCGGGGTTGAGTGATTGAATCTGGTTAGACCACATAATAGCACTGGATTCACGCTGGTTTGATTCCAAACTAATGAAATGTGTTTCTTCCATTTTCTTCTATTACATGCGGATTATTTTTCTAAGTTAATTTTTTTGCATATGAGCTAGCATTTTAATAAGAATTTTATTTTGAACTTCCATTTGTCTTGAAATATTTACCAGAGCAGAGCATACGGTATCACCTTCTTCGGTCGCGAGTACGGAACTTAAGAGACCACCCATATCCATCATATATCCTTCATCGTCATCTTCTAACATTTCCATATCTTCGTCTTCGTCTGATAATTCGAGCGTATCTTCTATTACAGGAAGATCGCCGTCCACTGTGGTTCGGTCATCCTCGGAATTAATTTCCGAGTTTTCGGTTTCAGTTGGTTCAAGAAGGGTTTCTTCTTGATCGGTCATTTCTATATACCAGGAAAAATTGACCCGGGTTTTTTCGCGGGTCTCACCCGAAAAAAAAATCTCTGCCTATAGTACAAAAACAAACACTATGGCCGGAGGTCTCATGCAACTCGTCGCCTATGGCGCCCAAGATGTCTACTTGACTGGTAACCCAAAAGTCACTTTCTTCCAGGCGGTTTACAAACGCCACACCAACTTTGCGATGGAAAACATCGAACAAACTGTTAACGGTACTGCCGCGAGCAACGGTCGCGTTTCCGTCACGATCGCCAGAAACGGTGATTTGATCGCGGACATGTACGTTGAATTGACGGCTGGTTCCGCTGTTGATGTTACAGGCCTTGATGCCTGGGCCGCGGAACGTGCCATTAAGGACGTTGAATTGTCCATTGGTGGCCAAAGAATCGACAAGCACTACCAAAAGTGGTGGAGATTGTACGCTGAATTGTACATGGACGAATCCAAGAAGGCGAACTACGGTAAGATGACTTCTTGCAGAGGTGTCGCGTCCGGACATGCGTCGGTCTTCTTGCCACTCATCTTCTTCTTCAACAGAAACCCAGGATTGGCCTTGCCATTGATTGCCTTGCAATACCACGAAGTCCGATTGGACTTTGACTTGGCTGCCGACTTTGGTTCAAATTTCAGTTCCTTCAAGGTTTGGGGTAACTACATCTACCTTGACACCGAAGAGCGCAGACGATTTGCGCAAAAGGGTCACGAATACTTGATCGAACAAGTCCAACACACTGGTACCGACACTGTTGGTGCCACTGATAAGCAAATCAGATTGTCCTACAACCACCCAGTTAAGGAATTGGTCTGGTGCGTTGATAAAGGTGGTTCTGGCGCGGATTTGGCTGCTAACTTGTGGAACTTTACGACGGGCACTGTGACGTGCAGTAGTAACTTGGCCGCCTTGGATATTTCCAACTGTTATGTCGCACCATCCATGCTTGGTGCGCCACTCGTAACTGTTGATGGTTCCACTGTATTTAACGAATCTGAATCGGGTGCGCTCGATACCTTCAAGTTGGTCCTCAACGGTCAAGACAGATTTAAGGAACAAAAGGGTGTTTACTTCAACACCGTCCAACCATTCAACCACCACTCCGGTTCCCCAATGCCAGGTATCTACTCGTACTCCTTCGCGCTTAAGCCAGAAGAACACCAACCAACGGGTACCTGCAACTTCTCCAGAATCGACAACGCGCAAGTTGCGATTAAAACGAGAAATGCTGATTTGAACACTCTCCACATGTTCGCGACCAACTACAACGTGTTGCGCATACAATCGGGGATGGGAGGACTTAACTTTGCAAACTAATCAGGAGCAATACAGGTCCAAAAAGCGGGCGTTAAAAGCGTTTGTCCCGCTAGTCCCGGGGATGGGGGCAAGACATCCTGGTTGCGGGAAGTTCCTTAGAGCTCTAACTACCACCTTCATTTGGAAACATATGAAGGGAACTCGGTTAATTACCGAACCCAATGGTAAAAAGGTTAGAGATTGGATAATCCGCAGGCGAGAACCTAAGGTCGTCATGACAAGGCTATGGTTCCGTTTCAACGATCGCTAAGGTGTCGGTGGTAAATGAGGGATTAGTCATCCCGATACTGCTTAAGGTACGATCTGGCCTTATAGGAAACTATAGGGATTAACCGTGCATTCTCTAACTAAGAATGTAAAGTTACAATTAATTATTTAAAAAAAAATATGCATTTTAAAGAGTAGATTAGACTAGCCTTTAAAATGACATCTAAAACGTGTGTAAAGTGTAAAGAAACTAAACTATTTGAACACTTTGGAAAACACACTCAAATGAAAGATGGATACTTGAATACGTGTAAATCGTGTATACGCGAGTATCGTAAAGGTTGGTACAAAGAAAACCGTGAGCGTGATTTAGAAAGACACAAAAAGTATTACGAACAGAACAAAGAACATATAAAATCACGCGTTCGTAAAAATTGGAATGATAATGCAGAAGAAATCAATACGAAACGTCGTGAACTTTATAAAACAGACGATGTGTATAGAACAAAACGGTTAGAACAATGTGAAAAATATAGAAAAGAGAAACGACCCGAAAATCGTAAAAATAGACGTAAAAATGATGAAGCATGGCGCATGGAACAAGTGTGTCGAACACGACTTTGGAACGCACTAAAAGGTGTCGCTTCAAAATCCGCACCAACGATGGAACTTATAGGGTGTTCGGGTGAAGAGCTCGTCGCATATTTAGAAACGACTAAAGTTGAAGGTAAAGACTATACAAATGTACACGTTGACCATATTATACCGTGTTCAGCATTTGATTTATCAATACCCGAAAACCAACGTAAATGTTTTCACTATACAAATCTCCAACTCTTACCCGCACACGAAAATTTACAAAAATCAAATAAGTTTAACCCCCAAAATCCGACGTAATTTTTGCATGACTTTGGGATCCGGAATAGCTTTACCTGATTCGTATGAAGAGATGATATCTGTTGATACGTTTATGAGACCCGCGAGATCCTTTTGTGTATACTGTTTTGCAACGCGCGCTTTTTGAATCGTTAGTGCCGTGTCTTTACTGACTTTTTTGTGTGTACCTAACTCGGTTTCGTCGAGTTTTTGTTCCCTTGTTTTACCCGAATATTGACTCCGTTTGGGTAACTTTATTTCTTGACCCATGAACTTAACATACTTTTCTTTTTCCTTTTCCTTGTTGACTTTACCGCGAATAATAACAGGATCCCAATCTTGATAATGGTTCATTTTAGTGATACATAAAGTTAAAATTTTAAGTAACTATAAATGGAGACTATTTACGAAATATTAATAGCATTTTCCGCATTTGGTGTTTTATATATGAATTTCGATAGAATTATGTATTGGTGTATTCCAAAATCATGTTACGAAGAAGACGAAACATAAAGATTTTATCGTATATACTAATAATGATAGAAGTCTACACAGACGGAAGCTGTCTCGGTAACCCCGGTCCAGGTGGTTGGGCGTATATACTAGAAGACACACACAAATCAGGTGGTGCTAAGCTAACCACAAACAATATAATGGAAATGACTGCGGTCATAAAAGCACTCGAGAAGTGTATTGAGTTGGGACACGATACTGTAACTATATATACCGATAGTAACTACGTAAAATTGGGGTTACTCGAATGGTCTAAGAATTGGGAACGGAACGGATGGAAAACGAGTAAAGGTGATCCCGTAAAGAATAAGGATTTATGGATATACATGTTATACCTGTTACGTAAAATTGAAAACGTTGAAATGAAGTGGGTCAAGGCACACAACGGAAACGAGAAGAACGAACGTGTCGATAATTTAGCACGCGAGTATGCGTACTTATTTTCTAAGAAAGAGTAATGAGTACACCAGAACAACACCATTGGTGTCCAAACCAGGAACAACTTCTTAAACGTTGGGCCGAAAAGGCTGCCGGGTACCGATGGTTACATAATCACGCCCGCGTTTTATATAAACGTCATCACGATTGGTTATCGTACCCGTCTATAATTATATCGAGCATTACGGGTGTTGGCGGCTTTGCAGTTTTGAGTCCCGATACGAATAGTATGCCCGATGACCAAAAACAAAAGATTATTATTTTTCAATACTTTTTTGCGTTCATGAACGTTATTGCGGGTATACTTACATCTATATCTAAGTTTAACAATTCCGCACGACTTATGGAAATGCACTCGGCTATGTCCGTACAATACTCGAAACTGTATAGGAACATAGATATGGAATTATCTTTGGAAACGCAACACCGCGAGGACGTTTTGGAATTCGTGAACAAAACCCGTGTCGAGTACGATCGATTACTCGACGAGGCACCCGATATACCTGCCGAGAGTATTAACGCGTTTAACGAAACGTTCCCTGATAAAGAGAACAAACCCGACGTGTGTAACGGTTTGAGTGTTATTAATTGTGAAGAAGATACGACTAGTCACAAAAACATGGTACTCAAAAACTGGTTACTCAAAAAGCGACCGGGAACACCGACAACACCGAGACCTTCGGTCGAATTGAAATCGTATAATTCGGAAGAACAGGTTTAAAGAAAATATACGTATACTAAACACGTAGGCTCCTATAGCTCAATTGGTCAGAGCGCGGTGCTTATACGACTTATGTATACTCTGTAATTTTAGTGTTACGCAGGCACGCCGAGGCTGTGGGTTCGATCCCCACTAGGAGCATTTACTTACTTTTTACACGCGTATCCCACGTGTAAAAAGTATCTTAATAGAAACTATATGAAGTGTTTGTCTTGTGCACACACACCAGAGTATAAACGCGATCAAATTCGGCGGAACGTTCTCGAAGGTACGTACTCTAAGAAACCAAACCTTGGGTTTAAATGTCGCGATAATGCGCGTCTTCGGTTACGGTTTAAGGAGGCTATAGAGTACGCCCACGATACGTGTTCGGAAAAATCGACGGACGCGTGTTTCAACGCATGGGACGAGGTTGACGAACTCGAAGACTCGATGATGCGGTACGGTATAAATTTGTATGACGATAGTAACATGCGGTACGGATCACTTCTTCGACGCGCGTTTAAGGTTCGCTGGAACGTACGTAACGTCGAGGACCATCACGTCATACCAGCACAGTTCAAAAGCCACCCGGTCGTTGAAAAGGTAAACTACGATATTCACGCGAGTGAAAACATAATCATGATGCCTCGTGAGATCGGTAATTTGCGTACGAACAGGCACACGCATAGAGGCGCACACAAAGCGTATAATAGGTACGTGGGTGAAGTACTCGATTCCATGGAAACTATGGAATTACCCGAACCAGAATTTAGAAAGTTTGTTGACTTTTTAAAAATTGGGTGTCGTTTTCGCCCTCAAGATATACCTTGGAACTAGTGTAAATTACCATCCATACTCGAGAACATCTGTAGTTGCCGCGGGGTACCGTTTCGAGAAAAACTCACGGTTCCCCCAATTACTGTGTCCAATGGTACTGTTATGGGTACGATCAATGTGTAAACAGTGTCTGAGATCCTTATAGTAAACACGCGCACCACGCGCGATTATATCTTCGTGTTTCATATCGACGTGATTATCTATGGGAAAAAAGTGTTTATAATACTTTTTCATGTTTTCGACGTGTATGAGGTAACACTTTGTACTCGAAATCCACTTAACGCGTTCGAGACCACTCTTTTCGTCACTTTCCTTATCCGGGTATCGCGATAAACAGTGGAAGAAACACATTTCGAAATCGTCACCCCTTTTGTTTATAACGTCCTGAATTTCCCGGTAAACGCGTTTATCTTTTATGACGACGTTATCTTCGAAAATAACCGCATACTTGAGGTTTTGGTCGAAACACCTTCGGTAAAACTCCATGTGTCCCATATAACACCCAATAGCACCTAAATTGAAATAGGTAATATCCGGTCGCGTTTTGTTCGCGTTATAGTGAAGTTTTAACGCCTCGCGGTAATAGTTCGGTTCGATGATTTTTTGGTACTTTTTGGCATTTTCGAGTTTCCTGGTATCCGTACCGTATATGATTTCTAGAGGTATGGAACTGTCGTAGTGATCGAGAAACTTTTCGCGTCTATCGGCGGACGTTTCCAGGGTCAGAAGAAAACACTTATACTCGGGTTTTTTCCTGGTACGCGCGAGTACGAGTACGAGTAGAAGTACGAATACAAATACGAGTAGTATCAGAACAATCATCCTTACTTAAAGAATACAAACATAATAATTTCGTGATACCGTGGCCGAGCGGTCTAAGGCGCCAGATTAAGGCTCTGGTTCGAAAGAGCGTGTGTTCAAATCACACCGGTATCATACGTGCGATAGCTCAGTTGGTAGAGCATTGGATTGTAATTTTGAATTATACTAACTATTCGTTTAGTTGCTAAACTCCAATTGTCCCGAGTTCGATCCTTGGTTGCACGACCCTTTCTCTCGTAACTCAATCGGTAGAGTGTAGGACTGTTAATCCTGAAGTAGGGGGATCGAAACCCTCCGAGAGAGTTTTTACAAAATGAGCAAACGATCACAGGTTCGAACCCTGTCGCGAGCATTTCTTTTAGTGCGCTCGTGTGGCCAAGTGGTAAGGCATTTGTTTTGTATTTTGATAATTTTTTAAAGCGTGTGTTCCATACTTTAAAAAGTTTTGTCGTGTAACAGTAATAGAGCAGGCCGAGCATGTTTTTATCGAATTGGCTCGTCTTTAAAATCGTATTAGCAGCCGTGACGGGTCTCGTGGACTACCCACTCGCGGCCGACGTTTTATTAGTGTACGATAATGCGAATAAACTATATTTAAGTGGTGGGTCTTTGGAGTACGTGTCGAACGTCGTTTTGTATAAAGGTGAGACGGGTTATGAAATATCAGAAAGTTCTCAATTAGTTACGAACTACTACATAACCCAAACCGGAACCTACCGCGCCGATTTACAAATTTGCGGCATCGACTATAAGACGAACGAGGTCGAGGTGACGGGGACGCCAAGTGATATAGGAGTGTCTACGGAACTCACCTTCGACGGGTATAACCAACTTTCACTGACGAACACACCAACGTACAGGTCCTCCAAACTCGCCTACGGGTCGAACGTGTACGACGTTGGTACACTTACGGATAAACTGTTTATCGAAAAGACGGGTGAATACGCGAGCTTAACGTTCGATACGAGTTCGAACGTGGCGTACTTTTCGAATATAAGTATACAAAACGTGAATGTAATCAGTGATTATATAGATGAATATGGTATTGCAGATTATAGTACATATAACGGTGCAAATAACGCTGGCTGGACTATGGACGAATGGAGTTTGCGTCCATTAAGGTGGAACCGTGATGATAGAAACAATTCTTTATACGTACCTGTACCTGCATCTTCATCTGACCCGTTTGCGATAGATACATTGTTCCATTTTTACGTACAGTCTCTAGTTGCTAACGGATTTTCGAGTAATAGTGAAAACTTTCCGTTTCCGACGAAGAATGGTGTTTTATGGGAAGTAGATATGAAAAATATAGAATTATCGTGTTATAATAATAATGCTCGCGTAACTGGGTCTAGTTTAGAAAGTACTTATGGTATAGGTGGAAATACATTCTTTCAATTACAGTGTAACAAAAATAACACAAATGATGTAAATATTTATATTTATTATAGTAGAACAAGTTCTACTGGTAAAATTTTCGATTTTTGGTGGTCTATAAGTAACAAGAATAACAGTGTCAATAACAGCGAAACCATTTGTTTAATACAGAACGTGGACTTATCAAACGATACGGTTTTAAAATATGGGTGGTACAAATTTGATAAAACGGAAGGTAAACCTGAATTTTATATAAGTGTTGGTGGTCAAACCGTAAGTGAGAAGGTTTCCTTTTCACTCAATAACGCATATAAAGAT